ATAAGCCCGGGACGGGGACGAAAGGAGATGACTTTCGGAGGGGAGAAAGCAGCCCCGCCACCGGGCATTGAACTTACGAGATACTACGGGAACAAATATAACCAAAAATCAAGACAATGTGTACACCGCCCTCACCCACCCACGCACGCGCACGCGCGCGCATTGAGTTGAATTGAGGGTTTTTTATATATATGGGTTTTATAATAAAATTAGATAAATGGTTATTTACTGCTTATGCTATTGCTTATGCTAATGATATTGATATTGTTTAAGCAACGTTGGTTTTTTTTGGTTTTGTAAAAAACCAATTTGGTTTTATTTGTTTTTTTTTGGTTTTTGAATGCGACCGCATACGGGCCCATACGACCGCATAAAAAAAAGCAATGAAGGCTCCTTTAAAATTTCTTTGATCTACTGACGGATACGCATTTCTACGAATTCCGCTATCTTTTCGCAGTCCGCGTCCGAAATTGTCGCCGTCGGCTTCTCGCCGAACATTTCAGCGGCTGTCATCCCGAGCCGGTGGAACTTCATGAGCGTGGAGTACGATGGTGTCGTTGATCCGTTGTTCAGCAGCGTCATCATGGACTTGCTGACCCCGGCCTTCTTTGCGACGTCGGAAAGCGTGTTCCCGGTCCTTCTAAGGAACGAATCGAAGTCTATGGAGTTCTTGTTCATTCGCGGCCTATTTGATTACGCCAATCTTCTTGAGGTCTTCGAGCGCCCTTGCTACACCCTGCTTGAATTCGGGGGTATCGAACGCAGCCGGCAATCCAGAATCGACGCTGGAATTTTTTACGAGCTCGTCGCCTAGTTCCTTACCGAAAAGTTCACGTGCGGTCATCCCGAACGCTATGAGCTTTGCAATAGTACCGTAGTCCGGGGTTTTACCCTTGCACCAGTTCGATATCGTCGCCTGCGTTACGCCAATAAGGTCGGCGGCCTGCTGCTGCTTCAGGCCCTTCCGGTTCATGAATAAGTTAAAATCGAACTTCACAAGCCCAAATTTATAAACGAAAATAAATTTTTACAATATTTTTTTATATTACCCTTTACTTTTATAAAAATTTTTTATATTTTAAAAACGTAGTTGATAAAAATATAAAAGGTCTTATATGAAAAACAACGACAAGTACAAGTTATCGAAGTATCCCGGACTTACACCGGCTGCATACGACATTTCAAAGCAGGAGGCGGACAAGCGCAAGAAGCTCGGCCTCTCGTCTTCCATAAGGGCGGTCGTTTCCGAGGCGGTTGTCAAGGTGTTCGGGAACGGATAGCACCGGAAGAAGGAACCTGTAGATGAACGTCGAATGGAACAAGTTCTGGTGCCGGGTGCTCTTCAAGGAGTTCATAAGGCACTTCCGCAAGATGTCTGACGAACAGATTGTCGCGGACATAAGGCAGTCGATGGACGACCTTGAGGACATGGTGCAGGATTCCGGGACGTTCGGTTCGAAGATGGTCGGATGGTCGGTCGGAAGGGCTGGACAATATCCTATGGCACGAGAGAATGGAAAGAAGGGCGGGAGGCCGCCAAAAACAGAAATTCCGCTTCCAAAGAACAAGGAGGAAGTACGCCTGTTCGCGCTTGACCAGGGAATCGACGTCGACTACGCGATGGAATGGGCGGAACTCTCACTCAAGGAACGGAAGGGCAAGGACGCGTCAGGGAAGCCGATAAGGAACTGGAAGGGCGCGCTCATCAACTTCGTCAAGGCCAGGAAAGAGAATGCAGACGGGTAACCTCGGATTCGTAAGGATGGCGGCGATGGACGGAGTCCACGACCCGCAGGAAATTTCAACCAACATTATCAACGGAGAAAGGCCAATGAACAGACGTATCGCAAGACGTATCAAGGTCGCTTTCGAGATAGCGAAGAGGGACCCGGCACGCACCGCGGAGTTCGTCTCGGACGTGCTCATCATCATCGGCATGCTCGCGCTGGTGTACATCGCATGGAGCTCATGCAGGTGGGTGGCATAATGGCATACGAAGACAACAGGATCCGCAGCAAGGACGGGACGTGGGCCATCGTAGTGTCGGAGGACGGCACGGGCGCACACTTCAAGTCGACCGGCAGCGTGCCGAAGAAGGTCGCGGAAGCCGTGCTCCAGAAGGAGAACAACGGCATGAAGAAGACCGCGAACGAACTCAGGTTTTACGCCCGCATGCTTGTCTGCGGGGCATAAAGGAAAAGGAGAACGGGTATATGGAAATGATCGAACAGTACGAGAAGGCGCAGAACGCAGCCTCCACAAAGGCGCAGTACATCGTCGAAGTCCTGGAAATCGCAATCAGGAACAGAGACACTGCGGACCTCGTAAGGGGCGCACTCGGGAGCTTCAACTACAGGAAGCTCGAAGAGGCCATCGCCGCAATGAAGGAGGAGGACCGCATCTTCAACGAGATAATGGACTCCGAACTCGCGACAAGGAAGAATTGATGACCGAAAGTGGCAGAACGTGGTTGTGGGTGACTGACGGGACCCGCTGAAGACATACTGAACCCTCGAATTTTACAAGAAAACACTGGAGAAACGGAAAATGGAACAGGAAAATGGAACAGTCATTCAGGAAGAGGCGCTCGTCGTCCTTGACGACTACTCGGTAATCGTCGCGGACCCCGACAGGCTCCTCGAAATCTTCAAGGACGGAAAGAAGCTCGACGCCATCTACACGCGAATCGAGAAGATGGCGCTCGGACTCGTCGCGGACGTGACGACCAAGGAAGGCGTCTCGCAGATCAAGACCTGCGCACGACAGATTGCAAGCGTGAAGGCGAAGGTGGACGACGCGGGAAAGAAGGTCGTCGCTGAACTCAAGGCGCTGCCGAAGACTATCGACGAGAACCGCCGCACCTTCCGCGAGAAGATGGAGGCCCTGCAGGAAGAAATCCGACGCCCCGTCACCGAAATCGAGAACCGGGAGAAGGAAATCGACGGAATCAAGGCCATGCACATGGCGGTCGCGATGTCCGGCTCCGCAATCATCAGACAGCAGCTTGAAAAGGTGAAGGCCATCGAGCTCACCGAAGAAAAGTGGAAGGAATCGCTCGCCAAGGCCGAGAAGGCCGTCGCCGGGGAAGTCAGCGCACTGAATCTCATGCTCCAGGAGGCCGAGAAGCGCGAGGAGGAAGCCCGCGAACTCGAGGAACTCCGCAAGAAGAAGGAGGAAGCCGACCGCATCATCCGCGAACAGAAGATCAAGGAAGAAGCGGAACGCAGGGCAAAAGCCGAAGCGGAAGCCCGTGCAGCCGCTGAAAAGGCCCGTCTGGAACGCGAAAAGGCAGAAGCGGAACGGAAGGCCGCCGAGGCAGAAAAGGCGCGCCAGGAAGCCCAGGAACGCGCAGAACGGGCGGAAATGGAAAGGAAGGCCGTGGAATCCAAGAACGGGAACGCCTTGGACGATTGCAAAGTACCACATTCCACGGTTTCCTCCCCCGCCCCGGCACCGTCGAAGTGGACCCCGGAAATGAAGGCCGTCAACAAGGCCGTGTACGAACAGATCGCGGCCTACGTCCTTCCGGAAATCCAGAAGACGATCGTCGGGTTCACGGAAAACGGCTACAGGGTGGCGGCAGAAGAAGCCGCGAAGGCGGTCGTGAAGGCTATCCTCACGGGAAAGATCAGGAACCTCAAGGTGGAGTACTAAAAAAAATGGAATTTATCGAAATCGAAAAAGACGAAAGCAAGAAGCCGGCGTGGCTCGAAAAAAGAAAGCACTACATCACCGGCACGGACGCCGCGAAGATTCTCGGGATGTCCCCGTTCGGTTCAATCTTCGACGTTTGGCTCGAAAAGACGGGACAGGGCGCGGACTTCGCGCAGAACGCGGCAATGAGGGCCGGGTCCGCTTTCGAGTCCGCAATCCTCAAGATGTACGCGGAAGATACCGACTCGAAGCTGGAGCACGTTGACGGCTACACCCTCGTAACCTGCGAAAAGTACCCGCGCATCGGGGCATCCCTTGACGGGTGGAACCACACGCTCGGCTGCCCGGTGGACGCGAAGAACATCCGATGGAAGAACGAGAAGTGGGGCGACGCCTGGACATCCGACTTTCCGGAATACTACAAGACCCAGCTGCAGGTGCAGATGATGGTCACCGGCGCGAAGTTCGCCCACCTCGCCGTGATGTTCAGCGGCCAGGACTTCTGCATCTACACGATGGAATACGACGAGGAACTCGCGCAGCGTATCCTCGATGCGTCCGGAGCGTTCTGGCCCTACGTCGAAAGCGGCGAGATGCCGGAAGTCAGCGGCAGCGACGCCGCGTCGTCCTACATCAAGGACAGGTACGCAGAAGGGACGCCGGACAAGGAAAAGGAAGCCGACGAAGACCTCAAGAAGTACGTCGCGGACTACAAGGCCGCCACGGCCGCTGAAACCGCCGCAAAGGCCAAGAAGGCAGAGGCCGCCAACCGCATCAAGGTATTCATGGGCGAAGCGACAATCGTTCCCGGGTGGTGCACCTGGAAGAACAACAAGGACTCGCAGGAAACGGACTGGGAGGCCGTCGCAAGGGAAGCCATGGAACAGCTCGACAGCGCCGCACGAGTGGCGATCATCGCCAACCACACGGCAACGAAGAAGGGCGCAAGGACGCTCCGCATCACGGCCAAGGGAATCTAATAACGGAACTTTAAAAAACGGAGAAACGAAAAATGGAACAGAACCTCACACCCGCAACATTCAACCAGAACGAAGGACAGCTCCCCGCAGTGCAGGCTTCCGCTTCGGAAAACTCTGCAATCGCGATGGCCGCACTGCAGAAGGCCACCGTCGAGGCCCGCTACAAGATGGCGCTCGCCCGTCCCCGCGACCTCGACATGGTCCGCCAGGCCATGCTCAAGGACGCGCAGCGCCCGAGCTTCGCGAACGTCGCAATCTACCACAAGCCGGTCGGAAAGGGCATCGAAGGCCCCTCCATCCGCTTCGTGGAATCGGCAATCCGCAACATGACGAACATCCTCACCGAGACGGCGACCATCTCGGAAGACGACGAACGCCGCGTCGTGCGCGTCGCCGTGAGCGACCTCGAGACGAACACATACTTCTCGCAGGACGTGACGGTCACTAAGACGGTGGAACGCAACAAGCTCCCGCAGGGCGAAAAGCCGATCCGCATCCGCACCAACTCCAAGGGGCAGCCGGTGTTCATCCTCCACGGCACCGACGACGACATCCTGAACAAGCAGAACGCGCTCATATCCAAGGCTGTCCGCACGCTCGGACTCCGACTCATCCCGGGCGACCTCGTTGACGAGGCCCTGTGGTACGTCAGGCAGACGATGCAGAAGCAGGACGCCCAGAACCCGGACGCCGCGAAGAACCGCCTCATCGACGCATTCGCGCAGATCGGCGTCGCCGTCGAACAGCTCAAGGACTACGTCGGACACGAACTCTCCACGCTCGCACCTAACGAACTCCAGACCCTCCGCGCCATCTACTCCGCAATCAAGGACGGAGAGACGAGCTGGAAGGCCGTCATGGACTCGGAAGCGGAAAAGAAGGCCGAGAAGGAAGCCGAAACGAAAAAGGGCGCAAGGAAGGCCCCCGCCACACCGCAGCAGGCGAAGACGGCACCGACGGCAACGGAACAGGCCTCTGAACCGGCGGAAGCCGAAACCGCCCCGGCTGAGCCCACCGACAACGACATGTTCGGATAGCGAACCATGCGCAAGGTGAAGTACCCGTCCACGCAGATAGCCCGCGAGCGCTTCGGGGCGCAAAGCCCGGCATACAAGCGGATAAAGGCCCTTGAGCAATGGGCCGTTGCACACGGCTACGACGGGTACGCGCCCATCAACCGGCGGACGAAAAAGGACAAGATGCAACAGACAAGTTTGCTCTAAAGGAATCAAAAATATGTTACCTGAATATTTGTTTTATCCACCAATTGAAAGAGCTAGAAGGCTCCGCCACCGTAAATCTTGGCAGTTCAAAGTGCTCGCAAAGAAAGGCTACTGGAGGCGTTAACTATGGCTTATTTGAATAAGGTTATGCTCATCGGTAATATCGGCAAGGACCCGGAAATCCGCGTGAACCAGGCAAGCGGAAAGAAGGTCGTGTCCTTCTCCCTCGCCACCTCGCGCCGCTACCGCGACGCCAACGGCGAACAGAAGGAAGATACCCAATGGCACAACATCGTAGGCTGGGGCAAGGTCGCGGATGTCGTAGAACAGCTCGGAGTCCGCAAGGGAACGAGCCTCTATGTCGAAGGTCGCCTGACGAACCGAAGCTGGACGGACCAGGCAAGCGGACAGAAGCGCTACGTGACGGAAGTCGCGCTCGACACGTTCCAGATTCTCACGCCGCGCGGAAACGGACAAGCGAACGGCAACGGATACGG